TAAACGACCAAGTTGCGTTCCCCTGGTTTGCTCCAGCAGGTACAAGACGTGGTGGTGTAAGCAACGCTACAAGTTCAGGCTATATTAATAGCGAAGGCGAATTTGTAAGTGTAGCATTAAACACTGGACAGCGTGATACGTTATACAGTAATAGTATTAACCCAATTACGTTTATTAGTGGTGCAGGCTTAGTTGTATTTGGTCAGAAAACTCGTGCAAGAAATGCAAGTGCATTAGATCGTGTAAATGTTGCACGTTTAGTAGTTTACTTACGTGGACAACTAGAATTACTTGCAAGACCGTACTTGTTTGAACCAAATGACAAGATCACACGTGATCAAGTTAAAGCAGCAGCGGATGCATTGTTATTAGAACTAGTTGGTCTAAGAGCATTGTACGACTTCTTAGTAGTGTGTGATGAATCAAACAACACACCAGCTAGAATTGATAGAAACGAGCTATGGCTAGATATTGCTATTGAGCCAGTTAAAGCAATTGAATTTATTTACATTCCATTGCGTATTAAAAACACTGGGGAAATTGCAGCACTAGGATAATATGCGTACTTAATGAGTGGATGAAATACTCCACTCATTTAAGCATAAATATAAGTGTATAGGAGATAAAGAGAATGCCAATCACAACACTAACAAATATTTCGATACCTACAGAAGGTGCTGGATCTAACTCGTCGTTATTGATGCCTAAGTTACAGTATCGCTTTAGAGTATTTTTAGATAATTTTGGTACAGTCGGCGGCGCTGATGGTACTAGAGAAATTTCAAGACAAGTAGTCGATGTAACTCGTCCAAATTTATCATTTGAACAAATTACTATTGATTCTTATAACAGTAGATCTTATCTAGCTGGTAAGCATACATGGGATCCAATTACATTAACAATGCGTGAAGATGCAAATAATAATGTACAAAAGATTATCGGTCAACAGTTACAAAGACAGTTTGACTTCTTTGAACAGTCTAGTGCAGTTTCTAGTGGTACTTATAAGTTCCAAACTAGAATTGAAATACTAGACGGCGGTAATGGCGCAGTAGGCGCAAACGTAATTGATCGTTTCCATCTAGTAGGTTGCTATGTTGAATCAGCAAACTATAATACATTAGCATATGCTACAAACGATCCCGTAACAACAACACTAAGTATTCGTTATGATAATGCTATCCAATTTGGTGCAGACGAAGACTTTAACGGTATTGGCGAAGCAGTTCCAAGAGCAACTAATGCTTCTGCAGGTGGAACAAGTATCGTATAATCTACTTTAAGATTGGTGTTTTAATATTAAAGCGAGAATTGTTAAATCAGTTCTCGCTTTTTTATATGCGTAGTTATTTTCTGTAGATAAATATTAGTATGAGTACTTTAGATCCATATCTAGTTAATATAAGCGGCTTGGATGTGCATTTGCGCGATGCAAGGCATGCCCACCAACTTTACAGCGAATATAGTCATGCGTTTGCTCCTAAGCAAAAGTTTCTATACCATGTTGTATTTCAACTGCATCCTGCGGTATCAATTGGAAGTTATAATTCAGCTAAATTTCAAAAAGAAATTGGTGTTCTAGTAAAATCTGCAGATCTTCCTAGTTTTAGAGCTACAATTGAAAATAAGCAGCAATACAATCGTAAAAAGAACGCACAAACACGTATTGATTATCAAGATGTTAGAATTAATCTACATGATGATAATGTTGGTGCTACACGTTCTATGCTTGAAGAATACTATAGATGGTATTATGCTGACGGCTCTAAAGAACTTACTGGTATGGACAAAGCATACGGGCCAAGAGATAAATTTGATTCTAAAGTACCAAGTTATGGATTAAATGTTAAAAACGGACAATTAGTTCCATTTTTTCAGTCTATAAAAATATATCAATTAGCTAGAAAAGAATGGTTTAGTTATACTTTAATTAATCCGTTACTATCTGCATGGCAACACGATAGCTTAGATAATGCTGACGGATCTGGTATAATGGAAAATGTTATTACTGTAGCATATGAAGCAGTAAAATACGACAATGGTACTATTGGTAATCAAGGCGAACCAGCTAATTATACTTCACAAGAAACGCACTACGATAATCAACCAAGTCCGTTAGGTTACGCTGTAAGTAATATAACACAATCGTATGGATTATCTCCGCGATTATATAATATCAATAACAACACTCCGACAGGACTTATTGCTCAAGCAGCTAACAGTGCAAGTGTACAACCTAGTACAAGGAATACAGATAATTTACAACCTGGCGTGTTAGAACAAATTATTATTCCAACACGTCAACAAGATGCAACTGTTACAAGTGTAGCTTCGGATATAGTTCCAACAAATACTGCACAATTAGTACAAGAATTGTCAACAAACGTTTCAGCTTCTAATAGCTTTGTTGCACAAGCAATTAACACTGGTGCTATTTCAGGATTAAATTTAACTGATTTTAATAATGCAAGTGCTTCGGTAAAAGAAACATATACACAAGAATTAGTAGGAAAAATATCAAACGGTGATAAAAAATTGGCATCATTTGCACAAAGTTCAGTTAACGCAACAAAAGGTACAATAGTATAATGGCATCATCAGATAATCCAAAACAAGAAAGTAAAGAATTAACTAAAAAATTCTTTGATAACTATTACAATAGAGAAATTTCTTATAACGCAGCCGATGTTGATGCTGTTATAGGATATTTTCTAAAAAGAGGTTTTGACAACGTTGCTGCGGTTAACACTTCAAGTGTACTACTACAACAAGCGGATAGAGATCAAATAACTGTTTTTCAATTAATCGATACTTTAAAAGGAGTCAACGATGTACAACTAAGTAACATTGTTGCTCAAATTCTAAATTTAAATAGAAGCAAAGTAAGTACACTAGGATATAAAATACCAGAAGAAAAACAATTATTTGAGCAACGTCAAATAATATTATAATGTCACGTTTTGCACAAGGTAAATTTAATCTCAAAAATCCAACCAAGTATGTAGGCAACAAAACTCCTACATACCGTAGTGGTTGGGAATTTACTTTTATGAAATTCTGTGACGAACATCCTAGTGTAAGTCAATGGGCAAGTGAAGCAATACGTATTCCGTATAGACATCCCCTTACAGGCAAGCAAACAATTTATGTTCCAGACTTCTTTATTGCATATGCAGATAAAGGTGGAAAAAGTCGTGTTGAACTTATTGAAGTTAAGCCTAAGAATCAAGCAGTAAAAGAAAAACTAGGACGTAGTAAACATAATCAAGCACACTGGATTGTAAATCAAGCAAAGTGGGAAGCAGCAAGAGCGTGGTGTAAGCAAAAGAAAATCTTTTTTCGTATTGTAACTGAGGATGATATCTTTCATAATGGAAGAAGATAATGGCTGTAATTATCAAAGACTATAATAGTATCTTTGTACATATTCCTAAAACCGGCGGCAGTAGTATACAGCGTTGGTTATTAGATAACACATCTAGCCAAGTAACAAAAAGCACTAAGCATCATACATTACAAAAACTTGAATCAAAGTACGGAAAGTTTGACTTTAGTTTTGCAGTTGTACGAAATCCCTGGGACTGGTGTGTAAGTTGGTATTCCTTTACTAGAGATAGAGCATTACGTAGGATTCAACATCCTAAACAAAAAGGTAAGTTTAGTTTAGAATATAATCAAAAAGTTTTAGACGACTATGAAAAAGGCTTTGAATACTTTATAGAAAAAATACAATTAAAAGATCAACATCATAGGACTATCGGTGTATCTTATATTATAAAGTTAGAAAATATAAATTACGATATACAACTACTAAAAGACAAATTTAATATCAAACAAGAGTTACCATATTTAAATACCTCGTCTAGAAACAAAGATTATAGAGAATATTATAATGATAATACTAAACAAATAGTAGAAAACAAGTTTAAAAACGATATTAATACATTCGGATATAAATTCTGATAAATAATAGTAGCAGTTAATGGAAGCTACATGTATCTAAATCAAATATCTAACAAAGAATTTTGCTCTCATCATCCATGGAATAATCGTCGAAATAACTACTATGGAGAATCTGCTGCATTTGGATGCAGTAATACATGGGGCATGGGTGTTGAGGATAATCAAGAATATCCTCATTTGTTAAAATTATGGAACGGCGGAGATCCCGGCGATAGTAATGATGGTATTACTAGACGAGCAATTCAATACATATTAGAGTTTAAACCTAAATTTATATGTGTACTCTGGACTGATTTAACTCGCAGAGAATGGATTAATGAATCTAATGATATTCAACGTTATCTTCCAAATAGGTCAAAGACACAATGTCCTAAAAAACAATGGAACGCATTTTCGCATTTAATTAATGATAATTATGATGCATATGTATTTGAACGCAATCAATTGCTTTTACATAGTATTTGCAAATTACATAATGTACACATATACGAAGATAACTTTAGAGACAGTTGGTCATCTAGAAAATTTTCAATAGGTTTGGATGATATACATCCCGGCAAAGATTGGCATGCACATCAAGCTGTTCGATTTTATAACTTAATAAAGGAACACTCTAATGACTAAAAAGTTAGAAGATTTACTAAATTTACCTGATTCAAAAGAAATTATTGAGCAAGCAGAGACTCAAGAGGTCGAACAGTCAAAGCATGAAATAGAGCGCGATCAAACTTTTCGTGACATGGCCGACTTTGACAAGATATCAGCAGCATTGCCAGCTGTTAAAGGCTTAGGCGAAATGGCGGATAAAGAACTAAATGATGTAGCTGATAAAGCAATGCAAGCATATGAAGATCTTATGGATTTAGGTATGAATGTTGAAAGTCGTTATAGTGGCAGAGTTTTTGAAGTTGCAGGCGGAATGCTTAAAACAGGATTAGATGCTAAAGTTGCAAAATTAGACAAAAAATTAAAAATGGTTGAACTCCAACTTAAAAAAGAAAAAATGGACAAAGATGGTAGTGCTAATACTGGAGATATAGTAAACGGCGAAGGCTATGTTGTTACTGACAGAAACAGTTTGCTTGAAAAATTAAAAGGTATGAAGGGAGAAGAATAATGCTTATATACGGATCGTATGCTATGAAGCATTGGTTTGACGATTATTTTCGCCCAGCTGCGGATATCGACATAGTTGTATATGATAATGATCTTTATGATCAAACGGTAATTGATAATCTTAAAAAACATAATTTACCAATTGAAATACAACCTGCTGAAGAAGCATTTTTTTACAAAATGTTTGAAGATCAAATTATAGATTATTTTTTAACACCTGATGCTATGTTGACTGTAAGAATGTCACATGCTATGTATGCATACAATTTAGACAAAGCATTAAATGACATTATGTTCTTACAAGACAAAGGTGCAAAATATGACTTAGAAAAGTTACTAGAACTGCGTAAACATTGGAAAAAACGTTATGCAGGATTTAGAGAAAAAATGGACATGAACCAATCTCCAGAAGTATTTTTTAATAGCAATGTTACTAGGTTTGTAGAACATGACGAACTACATGATTTATTAAAGTTTGACAATGTGCCTGCATTTACTAAAATATTACGTGATGATAAAACAGTTGCAGTATCAAAGGATAAGTTTAACAGTCTTACACATCAAGAAAAAATACACACATTTATGGAAGAAATTTTAGTTCTTGCTTGTGAAAGATATTATTATCTACAAACTCCAAAAGAAGCTATTGCAATGTCGTGTGGAGATTTTCTTACACGTATGACTAGCGGCTGGTATAACATTTTTTTATTAGAAAACATAAAACATGTTTTTCAATTTGATGACAAAGAAAAATTACACTTAATGGATCGTATTATGCAATATTTACGTATGCAAAGTTCTAAAAATGAAGGTATATTAAATAGTGCAGAACACCGTCAACAAGGATAAATAACTATATAAAGAATAGGATCATTGCGCAATGAGATCGTTTACAGAAATATTAACAGAGTCTAAAAAGACTTATGAATTTAAAATAGGTGTTGCAGGACCTAGTTGTACACCTGAATGTATAGAAAGCATGGAAACTTGTCTTAAGAAATATAAGGTAGTTAACATGACATCTGGTAAAAAGACACCGATACAGGAACGCCCGTTAGACTTTCCGCAGTTACAGAATATGGAAGTTACTTACTTTGAAGCAGAAGTTGAATATCCAACAACACCACAAGTATTACAAGAATATATAGCACGGTGTTGTGGACTTGATCAAGCACACATAATTGTAAGAAATATGAATGATCCAAGAGAAGAGTATCAAGAAACTAAAGACGATGCTCCATACGAAGCAATGTTAGATAAAGAAGACTTAGGTGGCGAAAGTGCTCAAGACAACGTTGCAGGAAGTCGTGTTATGAATTTATTAAAAGAATTAGAAACTGCTCGCAAAGAAAATGAACACAGTGGTGCTGAAGGTGCACCAGTTGGAGAGTCATCTGACATTGGCGATGTAGAAAATTCTAAAGCAGTTGTAGGA